AATTCCAACTGCTCTAATCTTTAGAATTTCATTATCAATTTTTATAAAGTCTGCAGCAACAAAATCTGTAGAATCATTAACTTCAATTCTAACATCTTTAAGTGCTACATTAGTGGCGAGTGTAGTTGTTGAAGCAGTAGAAGCAATTGGAGTTTGAACAATATTATCTAAGCAAATGAAAGACTTATTATTTTGATATGTTGATGTTAATTTATGAACCGTTCCAATGCCAGCAGAGGTTAGTGTCAAAACATTTGGATTGAAGCTCAAAGATTCTTCTACGGTTGCTGCTACTTGAATAGATCTCTCATTAATTTTCACAACAAATAATTTTGATGGCAGTTTGTTAGTTACTCCGATTCCTGAAATAGTGGTAGTTGCAATTCCTATAGGAGATCCAAAAGTGGAATCATAAGAAATCTCCTCACCAGTATTAAAGTAGTGTAAATTGAAGTCAAATTGATTGTCGGATAAATTAACAACTCCAGTAACAGAACCATCAAAAACTTTTTCAAATATTGGATTGTTGTCGTATAGTAGATCAAAATCTTTCTTAATTTCTCTTTCTGTGCCAAAGTATTCGCCCTCAGAAGAAATTATTGATGTATTACCAATTTCAATAGTTTCACTATCAAGTAATGGATTTCTTAATGCCTGCGAAATTGTAAAAACTCTAACCTCAAGAGATGTATTCTCTATTGGAGTTGCATAAAGAGAAACAGTTGAACCTACTATAGTAGATCCAAAAGAACATAAATTATCTCCACTCTGGAGTATTCCATACTCAGCGATATAAGTTTCACTTCCATCATTTAAAAGATTAATTTCCGATGTTTGATATCTATTACCAATAGTGTCTGCAATTGAAACTATATGATAAGATGCTGCATAAGAACTAGAATATGATGAAATTGTAGTTATTCCCGGAACTGAAGTAGATCCTATTCCAATAAAGGATGAGAATACCTTTGAATTATCTAATACAGATTCTGAGGATGCTGTTCCCGAGGAAGAAAGTGATATTGAAGTTGTTGTAACCTTGATTGTTGAAGATATTGAAACATTAGCAGTTAAATCAACAACAACCTTTTGTGATGGAACGTCATAATATACATTATAATTTCCTGTATTTAAAATTGATGCTGAATTGTTGTTAGATAGGTGACCATAATCCAAAATTGTAGCATTATAACTATTGTCCCATAGAACAGTTAGTTCATTACATTCAACTAAATTTTCATCATCCGACTTAAGTGAAATAAGTATTTTCGAAGATCTATTAGTAGTTGAAATTCCAGCAATAGAAACTGTAGTGGTTCCTATGCCTGCTGATACTTGTTTTGTATTGGATACTATAGAAGCAATATTTCCTACATTTTGTGTGGAAATACCCACAGAATCGTTAAGTAAATTGAAATATACAAGTGATACATCAAAATCATTTACTTCAAAGTTTACAGGATAAAATTCTAAACTTCCAATATCACCCAATATTGAAAAATCAAAACTTCCAAGTTTATAGAAAGAATCTATAGTTCCATATTCGTTTATATAACCAAAATTTCCATCATTGATTAATGATACAATAGAAAATTGTCTGTCTACTGTAAATCTTTTATCTCTAACATATGCAAAATACTTTCTGTAGTTTGATGATGAAACATCAAACGTATTGACGACACTATAGGGGGTCTTTCTTGGACTATTATCAAATTGTGGACTTATATCATCTATTAGAAGAACTCTATTTCCTATCGACTCTATGTAATCTTGAATTTCAATATTTTCGAATGTTACTTCATCGGAAACTGTAATATTTGATAGTAAGAATGTATTTTCAGAAACAATATCAAAATAGTTATAGCAATTTAAATCAATATATTCAATAAAATCTGAAACTACAGATACATCAGATAGTAATGGAGAATCTGGAATGACTCTATTCTCATCTCCAAGTTCAGATTCTATTAATAAATCTCCAAATTTTTTAAATCCAGCAATATGATTTAATTTACTTACAGAATTTTCCCACTCAGAATATTGCTTTTTAGTTTTTAATGAATATGAGAAATATTGATAATAATCATTATCTGGAGTTTTTTGGAAGGAATTATTTAAGAAACCACTCTCATTTTGCCACTTTTCATTTACTACTGCAGATGAACCAACTACATACGTAGCATCAAAACTATTAACTCCAGTTATAGTTGCTATTGAAAATGTTGAATTTCCTTGAATAATTTCATTTTTCTTGAAATTATCAGTTGTAGATACTGTCAAAATCTCATTTATCGGATCCCAACCTTCAACAATACCACTAGCAGATGGAGTTGTTACAGTTTCACCAAAAATATAAGAGTTCTTTTTCAATTTTATATCGAAAACTGGGAAATATTTTTCAGGTATTACGACTGCAGATTGAGAAAACTCATCATTAAAAGTTCCAGGAACTTCACCATTATTCAGAAAATCTTTAATGTTAAATGTGATTGATCCCGTTCCACCATAATTTTCGTCAATATCATTTATCGTGAATAATTGATAATCATACTCTTTTGAATCATATCCCTTACCAGTTTGAATGAATTCAAATTCACCCAAAGATGTTAATGTTCCTATACCAACGCTTACATTTTCTATTAAAATTTTATCTCCAACTTCAAATGGGAATGGATTTGAGTTAAGAGAAAATCCTACATTTAAAAATACAGTGACGTCTTTATTTGACGGGTTATAAGAAATATCTCTAATACTTACCCCATTTGTATTACTTATTGGGACTATTCTTGGCGTTTTATTGTATAATCCATTACTGTTTTTTAGAATACTGACATGAGAATCGCCAAGATCATATTCAAGAATAACTTCTTCTGCTAATAATCCTGTTAATCCATCAAAAACAATTAATTTTGGTGGTAGTATATAATTTTTTCCTTGAGAGACTATTTCAATTTTATCAAATGAACTAAAAGGTTCTAATTTTAGTAATTCTGGAAGTTTTGCTGTAGGTCTTAAACTATTATCACAATAAAAATCAGATCCTATATTTTCAATTGCTATCTTATTAACTTTACCAATTGACTTACTAGAACTGAATAAAATTGGAGTGATTTTAGTTTCATCATTTTTTGATGAAACTGAAGATATTCCTGGTAAAACCTTGTATCCTAAACCGTGATCTTTTATGTTTATTTTTGATATTTTTCCAAAATCGGAAGTTGAATTCAAATAATATTTTATCGAAGAATTATTTTGATTATATACAAATGGATTTGAAATTTGTTTAGATGAAATGCTAAAACTTGTTCTTGCCGATCCAACAGTTCCCGCAATACCAATAATATTATATGAATCATTATACTTATTGTTTATAATTGACAATTGGTTGTATCCAACTACTTCATTATCAATAACTAATTCTTGCTTTTCGGATGGAATGATGTTCGCATTATCAATATCAAATTTGTAATAAACAGTATCTGGCCACAGATCGTTTACTCCGAATGTTACATTAGATGTGCTTGTTACCCCAACAGTTCCGAATCCAGAAATGTTATAATCTTTAAATCCTTCAGTGCTTTCTAATAAGTCCGAAAAATTCTCATCCTTATAGAAATTTAATTTAAATGCCGAATATAATTGACCATTTCTAGCAAACGATAGTGAACTATCTGAAAGATCAAAAGTTACTGTTTGATTTCTTTCAACTTCAATTTTTGGATTTATTGAATATAAGTCACCTCCAACAGCAGAAGTTATATTAATTAAATTTGGTATGAAAGAAATAGAATCTGAGTAATTTTGCGAAAGACCAATATTATCAACGTCTGACACAAAAACATAATAAATTTTATCACTAATAAAATCACTAGGAGTTGAAGATTTATGTATTACCTTTTGTCCACTATAGTATCCGTGATTTTCAATATTAATTAAATTATTTTCAACTGAAACGTTGGAGGATGTGAAAGATTTTTTATTAAATACGATTCTTCTATTTGGTGTGTTATAGTAAGCCTTATAAGTTACTCCCACACCAGAAAGTATTTCTAGTCTAATAGAATCGAATCTATTTAAATTATGTCTTTCAGTTAGAATTACATCTATAACATTATTTGAAATATTTCCTTTGTTTTTGGCATCACTGTTTGCGGTAAAACTATGAACATTTCCAGTCCCTAAATCTGTAAAATATAATAATCCAACACCCAAATTTGAATTTCCATATAATCCAGTTAATGTGGATATTCCGACTGGAACGGTTGATATACCAATAAAGTCTGGATTGAAAACGGTCGTATATACTGAAGTTTTGTCTGCAAGTTGACTAATAGAAATTCCATCAGTTGAAATTGATATTGGATTTGATCCTTCAGGAGAATAAACTAACCTGGTTCCATTTGATAATCCATGATTTGGCAGGTATATTTGCTGAGTTCTTACAAAAACCTGAGTAGCACCGACGCCAGGGTTTGAAAAAGTTATAGTTCTTCCATATTCTTGATTGTATGAGAAAGATATTCCCAATCCCAGAGATTCATTTGGGTTAAAGTAAATATTTCTAGGAATCCTATAGTCTCTATCTTGGATAAGAGAACCATTAAATTCAAATTTTGTGGATTCTTCAAACAATACTGTTCCACTATTAAAACTATTATTAAGTCCACCGGATCCATTATAATTTCTCAATACCCACAATCTAGATTGTGAGTTATCAACTCTTAATACTTTTATTTTTTCTATATCAGCAATATTAAAAATATCATTTTCCTTGATATTTGGAAAATCTAGGTTTCCAACAACATTAATAAAAGTTTGCAATCCTGTGTTAGAAACGGTATCCAAATCTGAAGATAGGACCAATTGATTTCTTTTCACTGAAATCAATTTACTGATAAGATCATCCTTTTCACCATTTAAATAATCTTTCATTCCGGAAATTAGAATATTATTTCCACCAACTAATTTGTGAGTAACAGATGTTATTCCTAATACAACTCCAAGAGAATTGGATTTATTTGGTAAGAAATAAAAGTCTAAGTTATCAAGAGTGCTATCAGCATTAAGTTTTACTTCAAGAACTTCTCTTCCTTCAACTTCGGAAACTAATGCTAAAGCTGCTTTAGATGTAATTCTATCATTGTTTTCGAATATTATTTGATCTCCTACACTATAGTTGTCTCCAGAGGAAAGTATATCTACACCCTCTACCACACCTGTTTTAGTAGAAACAATCTTTGAAAGATTTCCTTTTTTTAAATTGGAATCTAAAAATTCATATCTACTGTTTGATTTTTGTAAATTATATGGATATGTATTTCTAATCCAATCTGTTGAATTAATGTCAATAGAATTCTGATTTGAATTAAAATCAAAATTAAACTCAATTGGTCTAGAACGGTAGAAATTTCCTATAACATATGGAAATTGTGGTTTTCTGTAATTTGAAAAATCATTAAAAACCGATTCTTCTATAGTGCAGAAATAAGCATATACTCCATTTGGATATTCTGGAGTAACGCAAAATCTTCCATTATTCCTATCCAAAACTACATCAGAATTTGATGCAACATCCAATGTGTCTTCTGCACCAATGTATTCGTGGTCTTCTACGAAAAATCCACTTGGGAAGTTAGGTCTATCTGGTGATTGTATTTTTCTATAACCAGAAATCATCCTTTTAACTCTTCCAGTCCCATCTTTAAATTCATATCCATAAGGACCATAAATTGGATTTCCATCATAAGCCCATCCAATTATTGGTGAGTGAATGTTAGAGTCAACTTCTTGTCCATTGATTCTAACTAAATCTCTAGAATATGAAATTTGATCTCCTTCAATTTTTTTAGTTATTAATATTTCTCTTAGTTTTCTCGGTGGATATAGATGGGAGTATTTTAACCCTAACAAACCCTTAGATAAAAATGAATCACTAGAATCTGTTAAATTTCCAGATTGAACTTTATTCAAGGATGATAAGTATCTCTCAACCTCGTTTATTGTCCATTCTTGTAGGTTAATACTTAGATTTGCACCACTTCCTGTAGATTTTACTATTATTGAAGTTGATGATTGAGAATATCCACTTCCTGTGCTTAAAACTAAAACATCAATAATTTTATTGTTTTGAAGTATAGGTATCAACTTCGCAAAGTTTCCATCACCAATAACTTGAATGTCTGGAATAGAATAATAATCTCTTCCGGGGTTATTGACTATAACCTTTACAATTTTACCATTAACAATAATTGGACTTAACTGAGCAGAATTTCCAGTTACTAGTTGATATTCTGGGAGTTTCTTATAATTTACAATTTCTTTGGATCCATATTTTGTGCCATTTTTATATACGTATACCGATTCTATTCCACCCCTGAATATTGGATCTATATTTGCTTCTTGGTTATTTTGTGTTTTTCCTGTAATTTTTACAGTTATTGGTTCATATTGGAAAACATGAGTGCCAACACCAATACTATTGAGACTTACTGCATATGAGTTTAAACTAGTTGATAAGAAAAATGAAAAATTATCAATTACATTAATAAAATAACTTATATTAGTGCTAAGACCTGAAATAGAAGATCCTAAATTTTTGTATACTATTTTCTCGTTATTTGAAAATTTATGTAAATCTGGGCAAGTTATAACATTTGAAAATGTATTAATTCCTATTGGATCTACTAAAACTTTTTTATTTGAATAGTTTGTTCCGGAAGAAATTACTTCTATAGAATTTATTTTATTTTTTAATTCTAAAGATCTTAGAGAATTTGTGCCAAATCCAAAATCATTGAATGTTACTTGATTTAACTTTCTGAGAGAATCTATTTTATTAGAATATAGTCTCAAAGACTGTGGACTTATTACCCCAACATAGTATTTTGCACTTTCTTCCAATCCATCTATAGAAGATGCTCCTGCATTAATTTCATAGAATACTTCCTCACCATCATAAAAATTATGAGATGTGCTAAAACCTATTGTTCCTGTCGCTAAATTTATTAATCCTGAAGTTTCGGAAGAATCAAAATTTACAGAATATTCATATGATTCTAAAAATACTTTAGCATCAGCACCAGTTCCATTTCCTCCAGATATTTGAATTGTTGGAGTTTCCAAATAATTAAATACATTTTCTAATACTCTAAAATCAGACAGTCCGCCATTAATTATTGGATAAGCCTGGCATCCAGACCCAACACTATCTGTTATAACAAGTGGGGGTGTATTTATTACATCATAATTAATTCCAGATGAGATTGGAGTAATGGATTGTATTTTATTATAATAAAATTTATCAGTTGATTTATAATTAGTCAGCTCTGTTCCATTTATAAAAATTCCAATTTGACCAGTTTTTGTCTCATATAAATTTTCATCCTTTACTGGTTTTTGTATCTTTCTTACAATCGGAATATAATCAAGAATACGTTCGGCAAAAACTTCCCCATCCAGTTCTAAGATTGATCTTGGTAAGAATTTGCCGATCCTATGACCTTTATCAAAAAATGGACCTTCATTAGAATCTTCAATAATTTTTAAATCAAAATAATTTTCGGTATTGATATTTGATCTTGATACAGTGATTTTAATTTGTGTATCATTTATTTTTTTAACATAATATGGAGTATTTTGCTGCAAATTCAATCCAGCTCCAAATGAATCGGATCCAACTGAATAGAAAATTTCATCTCCAGTTATAAATGGGTGTGGATTTTGTGGTCCAAAATCTAAGACCTTATCTTTCAATTCCGAGTTTACTGGATTGTCAACTTCAATGATTCTAGAATCGAATATTAAATTAACTAAAGAACTTTTTGGATTGACAGAATCATTATTATAATTTGGTATGGAATTAGTTGCAACATAAATTTCATCATTATTTTTTCCATAATATACATTCTGAACGTCTGAACTGTAGATATTACTATCAGTTGTTGCCAAAGAATCTACAAAGTATTTGAAACTTTTAATGTTTCTCCTTACTTTATATGTTAGATTTAAATTTAGAGGAGGTTCACCTTCTTCTGGATCATATGAAAATATAAATGTATTATCACCATTAACCGTTATTGGAAGATTTATATCATATGTGGTTGGAGTTGATGAAATTACAGTTATCAAATCTCCAGTTTTTAAAATATTTTCATCGTATAATTCTACGTTATAGGTGTATGTGCCAGAAGAGACATTACTTAATGTAATAGATTTTACATCATATAATACTGGAAGATTGAAAATCCAATTATTTGCTAAAAAGTTATCTTTCTCAGATTTTCCTAAAGTTTTAAATTGAACTGAAGAATTTTCAATTAAATTAAAAGTTTCCCCAATTTCAATGTCACTTAAAACGCCAGTTATTCTGAATAATACTTCAATTTCGTTATCATCATCATCGAAATATGATGACCTACAAAACTTATTATAATATACTTCCGTTCCGGGGTTTAAAACTGCTGGTAAAGGAGTTGTTGTTAAAAATTGATTATTATTTGTTCCACCATAAAAAGTAGTATAACTTATATTTTCGTCTAGTTTAATAAGGAGTTCTGAAGCTTTTTTGGGGAATCCAACGGTTGAATCCACACAAATATTAAAATCTCCAAGATTTACTGTCTTTGTAATGCTTGTTTTTGGTCCAATTATAAATGAACCAAATGTGGTCCCTCTAACAGTGATATCTTTGTCGTAATCAAAATCAACACTAAGAATATAAAAACTTTTTCCGTCTCTTTCTACTAATTGAACTCTATTTACAACAGCCGAAGCAACATCTGATATTTCTGTTTTGTCTTGATAAATTGTTCTTCCTTCTAACTTTGTAATGTCTCCTGATACCTGTTCTACTACAAAATTCTTGGATATTCTGTATTCTGAGTTTGATGGAATAAGAAGAAAATCTTGGGGTTTTATTATTTCAACTTTTTCTCCATACAAAGCTTTGAATAAAATTCTAAAAGACTCATCAGTTCCCTTAGTTGTATAGAAATCTTTTATTTGCTTTATAAACAAATTTTGATCTAGATCTTTATACAAAGATTCACTTTCAAATCCTGGAGCAAACTGAACTTTGATTTTCTTAAAAAACTCTAAAAGAATTGAGTTTGATAGGTTTTTAATTGGTGAGTTGGATGCATGAGATTCTACTTGTGAAGATACAAATTCAAGATAATCATCTTTAGTATCTTCCCTAAAACTTGTTATTCCACTAAAACCTCTATAACATGATTTTAGAGTATGTGTTTGAGTGTCGACATTGTATTTTTTTGATTTATATAAGATTATTTCATTATCAATTTGAATAATTCCATAATTATTTGGTAGTTTAAATCCACCAGTTATTCTAATATCAGTTTCAAAAAAAGACAGTTCTTGGTCTAATAATATCTCTTCATCAAGATTTGAGATATTATCTATTTTTATATACTGATCTATGTTTTGCAAAACATCAAGAGTTAATCCTCTACCTTCTAAAGAATTGTAGTATTCTTTAAAAAATTCTTCTACAAGAGGAAAAGATTCTTTTATAAATCCTGGAAGTAGATTCTCAAGTACTGTGGAAAGTTTAATTCTTGTGTTCTGCATTTTAATTTCTTATTAAATCTTCATCTAAATAACTTGAATTCTTGATAAAGCTAGTTCCGGAAGTGTCAGAACCAGATATAATTCTGTCCTCAAACATTATTATCTTTGCATTATTTGAGTCGAGTTGTAAATATAAATCAGTTAAACCTATAATATCATTTGAATCCGGAAGTGCCGATATTTCTATTATGTTGTCTCCTCTGAATATTTTTGTTCCTGTTATATTTAATGGATTTAAAATTATCTCACCCTTAATATAATCAATAGTTCCTGCTGATTGTTTAACAATTACTGGACTTCCATTCGATTCCAATCTGAATATAAAAATTGTACCTTTTTTCAGATCTGTGTCTGGAAGGTCTGCCAAATATACAGTTTCAGTGATGCCGTCAATATTAAATCCTGAAGATCTTATGTTATATCCATTTTGGTTTTTAATATAAAATTGATTTCCAAAACAAATTTCATATTCAGCAAATATATTCAAGGATGCCCTGAGATCTCTCCTTATTCTAACTGAAGTTATATTTGATGTTATAGATCTGTCACTATTATCAATCAATCTAGTGATATTACTATATCTAAATCTTGATCCATATTTATTTAATTCTGATGATTTTGAATAATTTTCAATATTCTTTAAAATCTTTGTCAAAACATCATTTGGTTTACTTGTGAAATTTGTATCATAATAAACATCACTCTCAATCTCAATATAAAGATATTTTAAATCTATAATTTCAGGTCTAATTCCAGCAACAGTATAAGATTTTATTTTCTTTTTTAATGATTCTTTTGCTGTATTTGATAGAAAAATATTATTCTTTGGTTTTAGTGCAATAAAAACTTTTCCGAAGACTGGTGGGTCCAAATCTTCTCCACCATAAACAGATAATGTTTCTATTTCTGGGTATAACTTAGGAACTAAAGCTCTAAAATCATTAGCAGTAACTGCTCTGTTTTGTGCAGAGTAGTTCTGAGGTGCAAAAGTTCTTATGGAATTTACATTTTCAATTTCTCTACCACCTGAAGATGGATTGTTTGCTGTAATCAAGGATATTCCATTTGTAATTTCATTGTCTTCGTTTGAGTTAAAGAATAGAATTCCGTTAAAAGTAAATGCGGAAATTCTATCAGCAACACTTCCACTTGTAATTAAATAGGATGCTTTAATAACGTTATCAGTTTCTAATTTCTTACCAAAAACACCATCTCCAAATAATAATTCATATTTTTCATCAGGAACTTCTTGTAGAAAGAAAACTCTTGAATTTTCGTCAATTGAAAATAAAGTGTCTGAGAATTTAAATTCAGATTCAAATGTGTCATTAATACCATTTTTCACCTTTACAGTGATTGTATTATAATCAATATTTGGATTATCTAAAATATATCTCTGTGGTGGATTAGGTGTAAATGGATTTACGGTGAATTCTTGCTCTACGTAACTTCCCTCAAATATGGGAACATTATTAAATGTTGCAATATTATTAACAACTGGAACAGTAATATCACTTAAGGTTGAAAATGTATAAGTTTCCGAACCAAAAGATTGTGAAGAACTACAAACTATACCTTTTTTTAAGGTAACTGTCCTTGCTCTAGATTGATCATCACTGGTATTAACAGAATTACCGACAGATAAATCTACAAAAAAGTTAATAGTTGTTGTCGATGCTGTTTTTGACCTAGGAAGGTAACCGATATTTCTTGCAAGAGATACGACATTTTCTCTTAGCGTCGCACTATCAATGAACACCTCATTGCTAATCATATTAGCATTATATGAGGAGATGTATGTATTGTATGCAAGAATATCAATTATCTGTGATAGACTAGAACCTTCAAAGTCATAATCAGTAAAATTACTGTTAGTTCTTAAATAATCTTTGATTGAGGTTTTAATCTGGTCAAAATCTAAATTTGTGAAGTTTACTAATGCCATTTATCTCGTTGGCTGTAATGCGAATGATAATTTCTGAGGAGGAACATCAATTCCTACAATGTTATAAACTATAGAAACATTAAAGTTATTATCGTCATAATCTGGATCTACATTTACTTCAATCAATTCAACTCTTGGTTCATATCTTCTTATAGTAAATTCAATTTCACTTTTAATACTATTTGCACTTATGGGATCTATGTTTTCAAATAATGATTTTGAAATTTTAGATCCCAGATTTGCATTAAATAACCTTTCACCTGGAGAGGTTAAAACAAGATTTCTAATTGCTCTCGCAATAGTGGTTTCATTCTTCAATGTCAAAATATCAAAATTCACAGGATTAACTTTAAAAGTTAGACTTACGTCTTTAAATTCCTTACTAATCCTTTCTACTGGCATTAAATTATGTCACATAGTAATTGTATTTATCAGCATTTTGAACCAAATGTTGGCTCTGTTCCATACTCCCAATCATCATAATCTTCGTCGTTTCTTATTGTTGAGTGAATGTCATTCTGATATTTGAAATCATGCTTTTTAATTGATTCTTCAATTTGTGAATCATGATTGATTGATACATCTGACATTTTTATTCTCCTGATTTTGATTAAATCAGAACTTTTTACGGGGTTTCTATCCCGTGATCAATATAAAATCCTCTTCTAAGGTAATCTTCATCATTCACAAACGTTAGATTTTCAATATTTTCTACTTCTTGGTCTCTCCAAACAGGAATTGCAACAGAATTTCCATATCTAAAGTCTGGATTTCTTCTAAAATGCACCTCAATAAGATGATTTCCGATAAATTCGCAGTTAATATACTCATAATCCCCGACCAAATTGTTCAAAATTTTCGGAAATTTTATTTCTTTATCTATTTTAGTCCATCTTTTCCACTTATATAGGGGACTGGATGAATCTTTTTCACCCAAAACTACTAACTCTGAAGTTTTATTTCTAAAATCAACGCTGATGTGCTCTCCTTTAAATATTTCACACCAGAATTCGGAAGGATGAAAGTGATCTGTAGAGTATTCAATCCATTCTATACGAGAAAATCGTCCCATACCAAGTAAATTAATACAAGGTCGGACGATATAATGATCTGAACACGGGACAGATGCTCCTACAGGCCCGCACAGGTATCCCAGAGAGTGCGATAAAAAGAGTTTGTTATAAACCCATAGATCCTTTATGTGAATTGATTTCCATTCTTCTGTTGGGTCGAAGTGGTACATGGACCAATCCCTGAGACTAGTTTTCGGTGAAGGGTATAATTTTTCTGAATACGAATGTCAGAATTCTTAAAAGTCCAACATTCTCCAGTATCATCCAAAAATACAACCCACTCAAGGTCATGTTCTTGTGAACGGTCAATTAAAAAAAATGCCCAACCATTACCCTTTGGAGTAATGACTGGGATCGTGGGATTTAATTGTAGCATTTATAATTTACTCGATTGTAATTTCCCCTGCTGCCAGAGCAGCTTCTGCTGCTGCAATTGCTGCCATTCTTTCATGAATTGCTTCTCTTTCAAGTCTAGCAGCACGAGCAGTGGGAGATTCTTCTTCAGTAATCTCTGGTTTATCTGGATGATCTTGTTGATTTGTGGGTAAACCAGCAACCCATCCATAAACTCTAGGTTCTACTGTAAGTTCCTCTTCGTTCATTTTCCTTGTCCACGATAGCGTTTTTTTGCAGAATTACGACTGCTTGCTGAATATTTAGTATGCTTACCAGAACCTTGACGACTTTTCTTTGGCTTTGGTTCAATTAGAATGTTCTTTGATTTTGCTGCCATGGTTAAATTTCCTCCAATTCAATTTCTTTAGGATCATATTTACCACTCTCATAGAATTCTTGAGAGAGATTTTCCAAAGCCTCAGCACATTCTTCATATGAGAGGTTTTGGAAAATTTTACGCCCTTTGTATAAGACGTTAAACATATATCAGATAACTCGTGTTTTCTCGTGCCCCACACGAATGCGAGGATCACACCAGATTTCGAAACCTGCTTCTTTTGCATCAAGGCAGAATGAAACATCCTCACCACACATATCCTGAACTGCACCAGATTCAAAGACTTGCATCTTAGGAGCAAACCAAGGATATTCGAGATTCTCAAAGACTCCCTTCTTAATCAGAACCCATCCAAAACCAGTGTAATCAACTGTGAAGGGCTTTCTACGCTTTGAAATGCTCTCGACGGTTTCGTGATTCATTACGCCACCGTTCTTACGGAACTCTTCTTCCTCTAACCAGTGTGCAACAGAGGTTGTGTGACCATCTTCAGTTGCATACCAACCAGCTGCGACTTCATGCTCAGCACCTTCTGCGGGAAGTGCAAGATCGCACAATTGCCAGAACGTGTCTGTGTTGAAGACGATATCGCTATCGATCCAGAGTTGGTAATCATACTGTAGTTTACCATCCCAAGGTTCTTGCTTTGGACCTCTGAGAACATTTGCTCCAAGGCACTTGCATCGTGCAAAGTTTACCATTGAAGAATAATCTTGAGAGATCTGAATACTCATTCCGTTTTGAACCATATCAAAACAGAGTTGTACAAAATTCTTAAGGAATGTAAAGGAACAACCTCTTCCGGGTAGACAGAATACAATTGTCTTTCCCCTCATCCGTTGTTTAATTGCATCATAATCCCATTCTTGTGCATTAGCAGGCACCGGTGCCTTTGCTTTAACAGTGAATCCTTTTGCCATAAGTTTGAATAACTTTCAGTTCAATTCTATCAGTCTATATATGGTCTTGTCAATGCGAGGAGTTTAAAATTGCCTCTTTGTTTATTGTGAGTTCCTCATAAGAAAAATCTTCTTTTTTTAATCTCACATCAATTAACTCAACCATTCTGTGCAACATCTCCCAGGTCTCCTCAAATTTCTCCTTTGAGAGGCTGTGATAGATGCACTGGTCCTTTGCGTATATGTGATAAATCTTGTCGGTCATAAAAATTTTTCCGAAATTTTTTGATAACTTTTATTTTGTCACCGCATTATATATCACAACAATCAGAAATCCCAGCGGCACTCCGAGTATCGTAAAGCACTGCCGTGGATACCTTATTAACCATCCCGCAAAGACTACCTTCCAGAAATTCCAATAGGGTTTATTTTTAGATCTCAT